ATAGGACTATACGCTAGGATTGTTATGCCACTCAACGCACCTAAAGAACGTATCAACTGTAACACTCTGTATAAACTTGAGCTTAGAAAGAAACGACTTGAGGTAATGCGACTTGAACAGGAACTAGCAGACCTTAGAAGACTTGGCATTAAAAATAAATTCGAGAATTAATATGGCAAACCTTGGTGATGACTTAAATAAGATAGACGAAGCAAAGGCAAAGATAGCTAATACTACTATTGGTATCTTTGGTTATAAGCTAACGCCAACTCAGATAGGTATGGCATTTGCTGTATTATCAACTACATTAGGTACTTTGTATGGTGGATTCACTATGTATCAGAAGGTAGAAGGTATAGCTAGTTTAGATTTAGGTGCGTATCAAGCAAAGATGGGGGCTATGGACATTAAAATTGAACAGGCATTGGATTACTCGAGAGACATTAAAAACGGTCTTAGAGACGATATTATGCGCATTGAGAAAGTTGCTGATAGAGTTGAAGACGATGTAAACAATATTGAAGACAAGGTTCGTAACTTGGTTGATGAAGCTGAAGTTAGGTTTGAATCTAAGAGAGACCAGTTAAGGACAAGCAACAAGGCAGATATTAAAGAGCTAGAAGAACGATTGAACGCTAAAGTACAAAGAGCATTAGATAACCCATTGGCTAACTAAATGAAAATATCAATAATATTTTTAATCGTATTACTTAGTTTTTTTAAACAAGTATTTGCTAATGAATTGCATATAATTAAGAACAATGGTTTTGGTAGTCACGAGGTTTATCAGTGTGTAGATACTCGAGAGTGCTATGACTTATACAAGACGAAGCGATTCTTTGATAGTAGTATAAATTGCGCTACAAAGATGTGGATACAGAGAGATAATAAAATTATAATGAGACTGAAAGGTCATAAATAGGAGAAGTAAAATGTTAAGATATAACATACCCCAAGAGAAGCCAGTAGTAAAAGCGCCAGCTAAAAAGAAGCCAGCTAAGAAAAAGAGTGGTAAGTAGTTGATTTAACTACAGTTTTTGTATTATAATGCAACCAAACGGAGAACCTAATGACCTTTAGAGAACTTATCAATGAAGTCCTAATCAGGTTGAGAGAAGACACCATTGCTACCGACTGGTCGGGTAATATCAATGACAGCACAACAATAACTGACTATCAGAAGGTTATTGGCTCACTGATTAACGACTCAAAAAGTAATATTGAAGCTTACCACGATTGGCTAGTCCTTCGTGAAAATGTTGACGTATCTACAGTAGTAGACACTAGAAACTATAATTTATTGTCTGGACAAGAGATAAAAATTATCGATGTTATGAATCAAGATCAAGGCACTCACCTTAATCAAGTTAGTCGCCAAATCATGAATACATTAAGATACCCTACTGAACAGTCAGGTGATCCTGTGTATTATGCTTTTAACGGTGTTGACTCTTCAAACAACTTAAAGATTGACTTAGAACCTAAGCCTAACAAGGCTCAGACTATTTCATTTGATATTATTAAATACCAAGACCCTTTAAAGCTTGCAGCTACTGTTATTAAAATACCAGAAAAAGCTGTTGTGCTTGGCGCATGGATGAGAGCTGTAGCAGAGCGTGGTGAAGATGGTGGAACTCAATCTAGCGTTATTGGCATAGAATACAAAGAGATGCTTAATCAGTCTATTATGCTTGACAGTGGAAACACTCAATATGAATCAGACTGGTTCATCGCATAATGGCAGCCCAAATACAGCCTCTTGTTCTTGACTCAATCGGAATATACGGCTTAAATAAACAATCATCTGCTTCTAGTTTAGAGCCTCAGTGGTTAACTGAAGCTGAGAATGTAATGTTGGATGAGAAGGGTAATGTAACTACAAGGAAAGGTGTCAAACAGGTATCTGACTTGATTGGCTCTACTACTTCTAATACAGATATTGTCAAGTCTTTAGGTGAGTTTAGAAGCGCTACAGGTGTTTCAACTATCTATGCTGGCGCTAAAGATAAGATTTATAAATTAAACACAACCCACACACCTTACACTTTAGATGCTCAAACTTTTACAGGTACGCCTCAAACATTAACTGATGGTAACTGGGAGTTTTGTAACTTCAATGATAAGTTCTATGGTGTTCAAGCAGCACACAAACCTATCTATTTTGATGGTACTAACTGGATGGATTTAGAGGATGCTGGGTCTTTCTCAGCACCTGCTGGTGTAACTACTTTTAATCCTAGATGTTGTTTAGGTGACTTTGGTAGACTATGGGTAGCTGGTATTGCTGAAGAGAAAGATGTTGTTTACTATTCTGATACTTTAATCGGACACGTATTCGCAACTGGTGCTGGTGGTTCTTTAGATATGAAGACTGTATGGGGTGGTGATGAAGTAACCGCTTTAGCTAGTTTCATGGGTAAGCTAGTAATCTTTGGTAAGCGTAATATTGCTATCTATAATAGTCCTGATGACCCTTCAGCATCCTCTTTTGCTTTAGATGAAGTAATAGCAGGTGTTGGTTGTGTCGCTAGAGACTCAGTACAATCCCTTGGTGATGATATTATATTCTTATCTAACTCAGGTGTGCGTTCACTACAAAGAACGATGGTACAGGACAAGATGCCATTAACTGATCTATCTATTAATATTAAAGATGAGATTACAATACATATTGTTAATGCTGATATGGACAAAGTGAAAGGTCAATACTGCTTATGTGGTGGCTATTATGTGCTTTCATTCCCAGATAGAAACATTGTTTATGTATTCGACTTTAGAGGAAAAGCAGGTGACGCTCCAAGAATAACAACGTGGGAGTTTGAAGCTAAGAAGACACCTAAATCATTCCTGTCAATTACTGACGGTATTATGTATATTGGTCTAGGAGACACTGAATATCAAGGTAGAGTAGCTGACTATGATGAGTATTACGATGTTGAAAAGGCAGACGTAACTGCTACTTATGCTAATCAAACTGTATGTGAAGCTGCTGATAACACTTGGGAGTCAACTAACTCTAAGTGTTGGCAGGATTCTAACAACAATTACCAAGCGGGTTTTAAAACAACATGGTTGGACTTCGGAAACCCTAGCGCTGCTAAGATTCTAAAAAGAATGTTACTTACAGTTACAGGTGGTTTTGGTATGGTAGCTACTTTAAGTTGGTACAGAGACTATAGCAATATAGCAGACTCAGCTACCTTTGACTTGAGCGCAGGAGGTACATCATCAAGATGGGGCGCTACTGGAGCTATCTGGGGTGTTGCAAGGTACTCAGCTTCTGAACAACCAAAAGAATATAAACTATCACTATCTAAGTCGGCTAAAGTATTGAGACTTGGTATGTCTGGCACTGTAAGTGGGTTCAAGCCTTCATTACAGAACATGATAGTTTGGGCTAAACAAGGCAAGATTAGATAATTAAAAGGATAAGATAATGTCAAATTACAATTTACAAATAGGATGGTCAGGTAAAGATGCAGCGGCAAGCATTATCACAGGCGATGACTTTAATACTGAGTTTACATCTGTGCGAACTGCCCTTAACTCCAAAGCAGACCTTAATGGTAGTGCTGCAGAAACATTCCTAGCCTCTACTGTTGACTTGGGTAACTGGACTATTACTGAAACGGGTGGTGTATTACTATTTGCTACAGCTGGTACTAACAAGATGAAACTAGATGCCTCAGGTAACTTAACTGTAGTTGGTAATGTAGCCTCAAACGGAACTATCTAAGGAATTATTATGTACGTTAATCAAGCTCCTGCTTTTGACTGGTCTACAGCTACTGACCAACAATCTAGAAATGACTTAATATACGGTAATGTAGAAGGCACTGGTGGTGCAAACTACGGACATTATACTGACCAAGATGTCAATGAGAATCGTCAGATGAAGCAGTTAAGTCCTGAAGTACAAGGAAAATACAATTCTTGGAATGAAACTAAAACACAGTTCCTAGCTAATAATCCTATACCTGATCCTGGTATGATGTTTGGTAGTAAGCCTGGTGGATATGCAGACCAAGCTCGTGACTTTATGCCTAAGCCTCAACAACCTGGTAGAACACAGGAATGGGGCGGTACTGCTGTAACAACTAACCCTTTAGACCAAGGCAAGTATGTAGGTAATCCTAATCACGGTGGGATGCAAGCTACTCCTACGATAGACATGAAAAGTATAGGACCTCTTACATATCCTAGTGATTTTATGGATATGCCTACTGTACAAATGCCTTTTACAGACCCTAATATGACTATTGCTCCCCCAGCTCCTGGTTATAATGACCCTGGTTATAATGGTGAAGGCTCTTATGATGATTATTTAGCACTAGACCCTAATATGACTATTGCTCCCCCAGCTCCTGGTTATAAAGGTAATACTGGTGGTGGAATGCCTAGTTGGATGAATGCACCTGCTGATGGTTCGATGAACACTATGGCTACTCAACAACATACTAACCCAGTTACTGGTGAGACTTGGATGGCAAACTCAGGTGGTTTCTCTGTTAAACCTACGTATGATGGAGGTTCATTCAGTCAACACTCAGGTAAATCTTACGCTGTAGACCCTAACAATCCTAATAACTACATTGGTAAATATAGAGATGATTATGCTCTCCAACCTAGCGACCCAGGATATGCTTATGGTGGTCCTGCTTTACCTCCTACTACCCCTACACAGGAATGGGGTGGTCCTGCTGTTATTGATAAAGGGTCTCGCCTATCAGCTGATGACTTTATGCCTAGACCTCCGAGTGATACTCCTCCTAGAGGCTTTGAAGGCGTACCTAGACCTCAACAACCTTATTACAATCAACCTGCTACTGATGGCTCTACACAAGGCATGCCTAACTTAGGATATGCTCAACAACAAATATCTGGCGCTCAACCTGCTGGACTAGAGAAACAAAACCTAGACTATGCTATGGCACAGTTAGGAATGATGACTGGCGGTAGTGGTAGCAATGGTGGTGATACTGGATATAACCCAACTACTCCAGGCTTTGATGCCCCTTGGGGTGGAGCTTCAGCTGATGGTGGTTATAGCAACCCGTTTACTGGCTCTGATTCTGCTGGTAGATCACAAGACGACCCTTATTATGGTGGTGACTCTGATTTCGGTACTTATGGTGGCGGTGGTTTAAGTTCAGATTACGGTCTGAGTAATAGCTGGTCACAATGGGGTAGAGATGCCGC